GAAGGTAGATCATTTAATGATTTATTAAGAGAAGCACAAAGATATGCTTCGGTCTATGGTCATATTTGGTTAATTATGGACAAACCAAAAACTAATGTAATGACAAGAGCAGAAGAATTAGATCAAGGAATAAGACCATACATAAATTTATATACTCCTGAAAATGTTTTAGATTGGCATTACACAAGAAATGAAGCTGGATATTATTATTTAGATTATTTAAAAATTAGAGAATCAGTTTCAGCAGAAGGTGAATATTATAAACTATGGTACCCAGATAGAATTGATTGTGTGTTTTTATCTACTGGGAATAGAGATGAACCTAAATTAATTGAAACATTAGAAAATCCTATTGGCAAAATACCAGCAGTTATTTTATATAATCAAAGAAGTCCAATGCGTGGAGTTGGAGTATCTGATTTAACTGATGTCGCTGATTTACAAAAAGCTATTTACAATGAACTATCTGAAATAGAACAAATTATAAGATTATCAAATCACCCTTCATTAGTTAAAACAAGAGATACTGACGCAGGTGCAGGTGCTGGAAGCATAATTGAAATGCCTGACAATATTGATGCAAATTTAAAACCATATATCTTGCAACCAAGTGGAAGTAATTTAGATGGAGTTATAAAATCAATTACACATAAAGTTGATGCAATAAATAGATTAAGTCATGTAGGTTCTATTAGAGCAACAAGTGAGAGAGTTGCTTCTGGTATTGCTTTACGAACTGAATTTGAATTATTAAATGCTAGACTTTCAGAAAAATCTAAATTGATGCAATTAGCTGAAGAACAAATATGGAGATTGTTTGCTGAATGGCAAGAAACTGTATTTGATGGTGAAGTACAATATCCTGAAACATTTGATATAAGAGATTGGGCAACTGACTTAGAATTACTGCAAGCTGCAAAAGCAAGTAATATTAAATCAGCTACTTTCAATAAAGAAATTGATAAACAAATTGCTAAGAGTGTTATTGATGATGACGCTACATTAGAACAAATTGATTCTGAAATAGAACAGAATACAGAAACATTAGGAACATTCCCACAAGAACCAATAACATTACCAACAGTTTAATGTGGCACAAGATATTCTACAACAATTACAAGCGATAAGAGAACGCACAATAGATAATTTAGAAGCTCAACATCAAGAACTTTTATTTAAAACACTCAGAAGATTAGAACAAGAGGTTGTTAATATAGCATCAGAACTTCCTACTAAAACTGGTGAGTTATATTCTACAAGACTTGCAATTGAAATAAGACCAAAACTACAACAAGCTATTGAGGAATTTTATTTAAAACCAGTACAAACATTTATAAAAGACTATGATAAGATTGCAGGAGTTATTGTAGCCACTTATGGCAAACTACCTATACCACCAGAATTTAAAAATATAACTGAAGCTGATTTAGTAACTATTCAACAATTAAAAAGAATAGCATTCACAAACTTTCAGAACTTAGGAAATGAATTAGCAAATACTTTAGCTGGTGAAGTTTATCAATCAACATTAGTAGGCAGATCATTTAATGATATGGTTCAAACTATTAGGGAAAAAATAAATGGTATTTATCAATTTTCGGATAATAAAAAAGCACAACAGCTCGTAGAATATATTGCTAACAATCCAGATGGCACAGAAGTTAAAACAGCTATTGATGAACTCAAACAAGTTTATGGAAGAACATCAGAAGGTGATAGCTTTGTAAAGTATGCTAGTTTATTAGTAACCGATTCTATTATGGGCTTTGATGGACAGTTAGCTAAGTTTAGAGCAGATGAATTAGGATTATCTAGTTATTTATATTATGGTTCAATAATAAAAGACTCTAGGGATTTTTGCAGAAAACACGCAGGTAAAGTTTATAATGAAGAACAAATAAGAGAAATATGGGCTAATGATACTGGACAAGGTAGAGATCAGGGAAGTCCATTTATAGTTAGAGGTGGTTATAATTGCAGACATAGTTGGCAACCAATAGATCCTAGCTGGGTAGATGAAGAAGGCAATTCTACTCTTTAAACTTGCATTTATTCACAGTTATTGATATTTGATAATCTTAACAATAATGAAGGAGTTAAGTTATGAACGAGCAAGTTAAAAAAGACTCGGTTGAGAAAACAGCAACTCAAACAAATGCTGGAACAGAAGTTTCTGAAAATCAAGAAACTGAGAACAAAGTTTTTACTGCTGACCAGTTAGAACAAATTGTTCAAAGAAGATTAGATAGATATAAAAAAACTGTATCTAATAAACTTGATGGAATTGACATTGAAGAAGCTAAAAAGTTAATTCAAGAGAAAAAAGAAAAGGAACTTGAAATCGCTAAACAACGAGGTGAGTTTGATAAAGTTTTAAAAGAAACAGTATCAAAAAAGGATCAAAAAATTCAATCGTTGGAATCTGAATTAAAAAGGATTCGTATAGACGAAACTTTAGTCAATGTAGCTAGTGGAATGAAAGCTGTTAAACCAGCAGAAGTTAAACAACTACTAAGATCAAATGTTAGACTAAACGATCAAGGTTCTGTTGAAGTTATCAACGAAGATGGAACTCCAAGATATTCAGATAAAGGCGAACCTATGTCAGTAAATGATTTAGTAAGCGAATATTTAAAAAACAATCCACATCATGTGATGGCTACTCAAAGTGGAGTAGGTTCACAAAGTAAGATTGGTGGTTCTTCACCTAAACCAATAAAAATGGGTGATCTTGATTTAAGTAATCCGAATGACAGAAAATTATATTCTGAAATGAGGAAACAACGAGATCAAGGTTTATTTAAAATGAAACTAACAACTAAACAAAACTAAAAACTATGGCAAACGAAACAACTTCAAGCACGCTAGACGAACTGTTTGAAAATATTACACAAGAAGCAATCTTTACATTTGAAGAAACATCTGTAATGAGACCTCTTGTTACGACTTATCCAATAACTGGATCAGGAAAAACTATATCAGTACCAGTATATCCTACTGTATCAGCAAACGCTGTTAACGAAGCTACTGATTTAACTAACACAGCAATTAACCCAACTGAAGCTACTATTACAGCATCGGAAGTTGGCGTGATGACTACATTAACAGATCTTGGCAGAGATTCAGCGTCAAGAAATGTTGGTGCTGACATTGGTCAATTATTTGGAAATGCAATCGCTAAAAAAGTTGATACTGATTTAGCGGCATTGTTTGTAAACTTTACAACAAACGAAGTAGGTGCTGCGGCAGTAGAATTAGATGCAGATCTAATTTTCAAAGCTGTTGCTAAACTAAGAATGTTAAATGTACCTGCACCTTACTATGGTGTATTTCACCCTAGAGCAGTTTACAATTTAAAGAAAAGTTTAACTCAAGCTGGTTATAATACAAATGCAAATGCAATATCAGATATTGGAAATGAAATTTTAAGAAATAATTTCATTGGTACAGTAGCTGGTGTTCAAATATTTGAAAATGCAAATATTACTCCAGATGCTAATGATGATGCTTATGGTGCAGTATTTCACCCAGCTTCATTAGGACTTGCACTTAAAGAAGATTTTAAAGTAGAAACTCAAAGAGATGCCTCTTTAAGAGCTACTGAAATCGTTGCTTCTATCACTTATGGTAAAGGTGCGATTAAACAATCTTATGGTTGTGCAGTTATAACTGATACTACTGTTTAATTAAGACAATCGGTGGGGTGTAAAAGCCCCACCATTTAATTATGAAACAGATAGATAATCCTAAAACAATTCTACATTTTAAGAATAAGGATTATGTCTATCGTTATGTGCTAGTAGATAGATTTAAACATACATCAACTACACATTTTGGATTTGATAAAGACCTAGAGAGAACTGAAGCAGAAATATTTGCATCTATTTCTCCTAGAACATTAAGAAGAAAATATATTATAAAGGAACAACATGGCTAATTTTTCAGTAGATGCAGATTTAACATTTTACCAACCAGATATTTTAACTTTTGGAATAGCAAGTTTTACAACTCCAAATGATTATCACGCACAAGCTAGAGCAGATATTGAGAGAGAATTAAGAATTAAATGGTTTCCAGTTTATTCAAAAGAAGTTTATAGAGATATAGCAATTCTAAACACAACAGAAATGGACGCAACACTATTAACTGATGCACAATTTAAAAGAGCAAGTGTATTTAAAGTAATAGGTTTTTATGCGTGTCCACAACTTACTAAATTTAATTCAAATGATAACCCAGACAGATTCCAAGTTATGATGAAACATTACCAACAAATGTATTCTGATGAATTTGAATCTATTTTAAGAGATGGTGTTGAATATGATGCTGATGATTCTAATACAGTCGCAGATGCAGAAAAAGCACCTTATCATAGACTTAAACTAATTAGATGAAATTAAATATTGAAAGTAATGTATTACAAGTTGTTGAAGGTTTTGAAAAACAAATTAGAGAACAACCTTTAATAGTTCAAAAGTCATTAGGAAGAACTGCTGAATTTTTAATGTTTATAATTAAAAGAAGAACAGCAAGAGGAAAAGATTATCAAGGAAATGATTTTGTTAAATACACTCCTGAATATAGAAAAATAAGAGAAGCAAAACAGTTGCCAACTAAACCAGATTTATTCTTTTCAGGTAAGATGTTATCTAATATGACACAAAAATCTTCACCCACACAAGCACAAGTTTATTTTACAGCAATAAGAGAAGGATTAAAAGCTATGGGTAATCAAAGAAAAAGAAAATTTTTTGCAATAGGTGATGCTGAAGCACCATTACTTAAAAATAAATTTATGGAAGAATATACTAAATTAAGCAGAATATGAGCAAACGAGAAAATATAGCCAGTAATATAATTACTACAATTTCTACTGGTACATCACCCATTACAATTAAAAAAATTACTAGAGAACCTTTTAATGTAGATGAATTATCTGAACAACAATATCCAGCTTGTTTTATTCAAACTGGTAATGAAACTAGATCAGATCAAACAATGACATCAAGCACAATAACAAGACAAGCTACTGTTGATTATGTAATTATTGGATTTGTTAAAGGTACACCAACAAATATTGACACAAAAAGAAATGAATTAATTTCTACGATTGAAACTAGACTGGATTCTGATAGAACACGAGGTGGTTATGCAAAACAAACTCAAATAGTAGAAGTATCTACTGATGAAGGAGTTTTGTTTCCAATAGGTGGAATCAGAATGGTGGTGCGAGTTATGTATCAATACACTTCTGGCACACCTTAACATAAACAAACAAGGAGAACAAAATGGCAACTCATACTGGCTCAGAAGGAACAATTAAAATTGGTTCTACTGTTTTAGGTGAATTAAGAAGCTATACACTAGAACAAACATCAGACACTATTGAAGATACTTCAATGGGTGATGCTGTAAGAACTTACAAAGTAGGTTTAAAAGGTAGTTCAGGTTCAGCAAGTGTATTTTTTGACGAAGCTGATGCTGGACAATTATTATGCACAGTTGGTTCATCAATCACTTTAAATTTATTTCCAGAAGGTAATCAAACTGGTGATAAGTTTTACGCAGTTGATGCGATAGTAACTGGATATAACGTAAGTGCATCTTTTGATGGAATGGTAGAAGCAGAAATTACTTTCCAAGGTACTGGTGCAGTAACAATCGGAACAGCAAATTAATTAATTAATTAGAAAAGGAAGATATATGGCAGTAATAGATAGAGTGAAGGCACAGTTTGAATCTTTAGGAATTAAAAAGATTGAGGTAGCTGAATGGGGCGAGGAAGGCAAACCTTTAATAATATATTGTTCACCATTTACTTTAGGTGAAAAAAGAAACTTATTTAAAGGTGCTAAGAATGATGATCTGGGAGTATTAGTAGATGCAATCGTTTTAAAAGCAAAAGACTCTGAAGGAAATAAAATATTTAAGCTA